TTTTTAATAAAAAAGCCGATCGCAAGAAATTTACGAAAGGAACAAAAAAGGTTAATTCGTTGAATTTGGGGGCTCCCGCTCGCGGGGGTTATCGGATTTGATGGCTTGCTTTGCTCCTCTTCAAGGTTGGTACGGTAGGACGCTAAATCCCTCGGGGTTGCGTCCTATTGTTTTTTCTCGTGACGATGCTTTTATTGATCGTCGTATTGAGGTCCCTTGCGGCTATTGTATTGGTTGTCGGTTAGACCGTGCTCGATCTTGGACTATTCGCTGCATGCATGAGGCTTCTCTTTATGAGGATAATTCTTTTCTGACTTTGACCTATGCTGATGCGCCTGAGTCTCTTAATTCTGAGGATATTCAGGGCTTTTTTAAGCGTTTGCGTGATCATATAAAGCCTAATAAAATTCGTTATATCCAGGTTGGTGAATATGGAGAGCAATTTTCAAGACCCCATCATCATGTTATTTTGTTTGGGTTTCGTCCTGATGATCTTATTCCTATTTCAGGTGGCGACCATCCTTTATGTGGTTCGCAATTTATCTCAGATATTTGGCGTCATGGACACATTACCGTCGGTGATGTTTCGGTTGATTCGATCGCGTATGTATGTCGCTACACACTTAAGAAATTAGGTGTTGATAAACGCGCTTACGGCGGTAAGCGTCCTGAGTTTATTTCTATGTCTCGTCGGCCTGGCATTGGTGCTAAGTGGATGTATAAGTATTCTGATGAGGTTATTCGTGATGGTACTGTGCTGTTAAATGGTAATGAGGTCAAGGCTCCACGGTTTTATGACAATATGCTTGCTTCTCTCGACAAAGATATTTTACTTGACATTAAGAAAATTCGTGAGTCTAATGCTATTGAACGTCGCCCATCCGAAAATTACATATCTTCCCAGGTGGCCAAGATACGGATGGCGAATAAAAAAAGGGGTTATGATGTTTCTTCTGGCAATCCGTGATGTTAAGTCTGATTCGTTTGTCGGTATGCATGTCTCCATTGCTAAAGGTGCTGCTATTCGCCAGTTTGGTGATGCTGTAAAGGATGACAAGTCTTTTATTGCTGCTCATCCTGAGGATTATCAGCTTTTTGAGTTGGCTCATGTTGATGAGCGATCGGGGAAGGTTACTGCTCTTGATGTTCCTATGTTGCTTGCGTCTGCTACTGAGTTTGTTACGGTGGCTTCCCATGTGCGCTAAGCCTGTCCTTGATTGTGCTGCTGCTGGTCAAGCGGGCGTTTCCCGTACTCGGGCTTCTGAGACGCCTAATTGTGATTTAAACGCCGCTATGCGGCGTTTGCGTAAGACTGGCGGTTTTACGGGTTGTCTTGCGGATACTCGCAAGACAATGTTTGGTGATTTTTCTGAGGCTCCTGAGTCGTTTATGCATGCTCAAGTTCAGATTGCAAACGCTCGTTGTGCGTTTGCTGGTTTGCCTGCTCGTGTTCGTGATCGTTTTAAAAACGATCCTGTCCATTTGCTGACTTTTTTGGCTGATGGTGCCAATCAAAAGGAAGCTATTGAGCTTGGGCTTATTGATGCCACAGCGGTAGCTTTGGCGGATGAAGCGGCTCGCAAGAAAGCAAGCGAATCCGCCGAAGCGGGTAAGGTTTCTTCACCGACTGCATAGTGCAGTCGGGTTCGCACATATATATTAACTTGATTAATATGTGCGGACTGACAGCTTTTGTCAGTCAATGCCCCCTACGGGGGGCTTTTAATGGGGGTTTAATATGCGTAGTCATATGGTTCATGATTTCAGTAAGATTCCGCAGGAAGTTGTTCCGCGGTCTAAGTTTCGTCGTCCTCGTGGTTACAAAACCACGTTTGATGCTAATTATTTGGTGCCTGTTTATCTTGATGAGGCTCTTCCTGGTGATACGTTTAATGTTCATGGTTCGTTTCTCATTCGTCTGATGTCTGCTTTAAATAAGCCCGTCATGGATAACGTATTCGTTGACGTGTTTTATTTTGCCGTTCCTCGGCGTTTGTTGTGGGATTCCGCTGAAGGTTCGTTTGTTAAGTTTATGGGTGAACAAGATCCTTTTACTGTTGGTCCCAGTGATTACTTGCTGCCTCAAGTTCAGATGCCTTCTGGTGGTGTTACCACTGGTTCTTTGTTTGACTATTTTGGGATTCCTATTGGTGCTCCTTCTTCTGAGTTGCTCATTGATGCTGGTTATTCTCGTGCTTACAATCGTGTTTACAATGAGTGGTTTCGTGACCAGAATTTAATTGATGCAATTCCTGTTGATTTGGATAATGGTCCTGATGCTGCTGCTGATTATGTTTTGCGCAAGCGTTGCAAGCGACATGATTATTTCACTTCTTGCTTGCCTTGGCCGCAAAAGGGTTCTGAAGTTATGTTGCCGATCGGTGATGCTGCAACGGTTTATACTTCTGCCGATCGATTGGTTACTGGTGCACATGATGCTTTAAATGTTGCTCTTGTTTCTGGTGCTGCTTATCCTGCCAATAGTCGTGCTCTGTTTGCTCATGGTGCTACTGGGGATGTTGGTTGGTCGGATACGTCCATTTCTGGTCTTAATGGTGATGTTTATCCTACAAACTTGTATGCTGATTTGTCTGAGGCCACTGCTTCAACGATTAATTCGTTGCGCGAAGCTTTTCAGATGCAGCGTTATCTTGAGCGTGATGCGCGTGGTGGTACTCGTTATGTGGAGAAGGTCAAATCTCATTTTGGCGTGTTGGTTCCCGATTTTCGCGTTCAGCGTTCTGAGTTTCTTGGTGGTGGTACGTTCCGTTTGAACGTCACTCCTGTTGCGCAAACTTCGGTTACTGCTGCTACTCCGCAAGGCAATCTTGCGTCATTTGGTCATGGTATGGGTACTCATGGCTTTGTTAAGTCTTTTGTTGAACACTCTGTGATTATTGGTTTGATTAACGTCCGTGCTGATCTTACTTACCAACAAGGTGTTCATCGTATGTTCTCGCGGCGTACGCCCGAGGATTTTTATTTTCCTGTTTTTGCTCATCTTGGTGAGCAAGCTGTTTTGAATCAGGAGATTTATCTTCAAGGCACTTCCGCTGATTCTGAAACTTTCGGTTTTCAAGAGCGTTGGGCTGAGTATCGTTATGCTCAATCGTTGATTACTGGTCAACTTCGCGGCACTTCCGCGACCCCGCTCGACTCTTGGCATTTGGCCCAAGAGTTTTCGTCTCTCCCTACGCTGTCCCAAGCGTTCATTGAGGAGAACGTTCCTATTGATCGTGTTGTAGCGGTCACTTCTGAGCCGCAGTTTGTTCTTGATGCTTATTTTGATGAGACGACTGTTCGCCCTATGCCTGTGTTTTCTACGCCTGGCATGCTAGATCATTTTTAACTTAGCAGGGGGGGTAATGCCCCCCTTTTTAATTTGGGGTGTTTATGCGTAAATGTTTTTTGATTGTTTGTTTTCTTCTCGCAGGTTGTTCGGCGGTTGCTTCGGTTAAGTCTGATCTTGATGCTTGTCGTGGTGATGTTGCGTGTTCGCAGCGTATGGAAGATGCGCGTGTTGCTTCTGCTACTGCTACAAAGGCTGCTACGCAGGATGGTTTGCTTCCGTCTTTGGCGGGTTATCTTGTTTCTTTGCTTGTTGGTGTTCTTGGTGGTCATCGTTTGTCCAAGAAGGTGGTTTAATATGTCTGTTTTTGATAAAGTCCAAGCTGGTTCTGGTCTCATTGGTGGTATTGTCGGCATTGGTACTGGTATTCAGTCTAATGAAATGACGCAGAAGTCTATTAAGACTGCAAATCAGATGAATGAAGCTGCTCAAAAGCGACAGCTTAAGCAAGCTGCTACTGCACATCAGATCGAGGTTGCTGATTTAAAGGCTGCTGGGCTTAATCCTATTTTGTCCGCCGGTGGCGGCGGTGCTTCTTCCTCTGCCGGTATGTCTGGTGCTAATGTTTACCAAGGTCGCGCTTCTCATATGGCTTCGTCTGCCCAAGCTGCTAATTCTACAATGCTTGCTCTCAAGGCTGATGCAGAAGGTAAGATTTCACGTGCTAATGCTGCTGTTGCCATGGATGTTGCTAAGGCAACTCGTGAAGCTGCTATTTCTAATGCTCAAGTTGCTGCTAATAATGCTCGTGTTTCAGGTGTTGATGCTGATTTTATGGATTCTAAGTATGGGCGTGCTGTAAATGCTGTAAAGCGTACTGGGGAAGCTGCTACTGCCGCTTCTCGTCCTGTTACTGATATTCTTCGTGCTATTCGCGGAGGTTCTTCTTCGTCTGCTCAAAGTGTCATGGAACCTCGTTCTTATGGTGTTAAATCATCTAAAGGGGGTGATTATGC